CGTACAGACTCTTACTTCATCCCTGCTCAGTCGTACTATCATCATCCTCTTCTTCAGTAGTTGAATCTTCAACTACTTCTTCTACTGCTGGTACTAATATCTCTGATGTTGTGATTTCTCCGCCTGGTACTGGCATTACTGTTTCTCCTTTAGCCATTGAGTTAAGTCTTGGATTACCCAAGCCTGATCTATTGATGCGTTGCGACGCTTAACTACAACATAAGACAGAGGGACTTCCCCGATACCTCGTGCCTTTGCGTAGTTAAGCGCCTCAACTTGTGCTTCTCTCCAGAACTCAGGCAGGGAAAGGGTCTGCCTGTTCTTGAGTTCAAGGATGTAGGTTTCTCCAGATATGATAACAACCATATCACCTTCATCCTTTGCCCCAGCTTTAGTCAGACGTTCTGCTATTACGCTTTTGCTGCGTAACCATTTCATTACATCTGTCTCAAACTGAGAACCTTTGCGTCCGTTCTTATTCGCCATTAGATAGCACCATATGTACTTTCCTCGCTATTGATACGTAGGTAGGCCCTACCTTGCGCATCATCATCACCTATCTGACAAGAACCAAAGTTCACAAACAGCGATGCCCATTGTGAGGCATCTGCAAAGTGTGGACCAAAGCGGTTCTTAACTGATGCTACCCTGAGTAGACCCTGTGATGGGTCATACCCTAGCGTAAGGATCAGAGCGGGTAATTGATTCACCTTTCCGTGGATGGCACGTCTAGGTGGTGGCATCATAGGAGAGCCATACTCACTCTGTTCGCTTACGTGATGGAGTACAAGCACACAAGCTTCAGTCTTACGTGCCATATCGTGCAACTCCATCATAATTGCACGAAGCCCAGCCCATTCATTATCTGTCTCGGCTGCCACATTCATTAGGTTATCTATGATGATTAGCTCTGGTGTTACACCATAGAGTTCAACATATGCTTTGACTTCCATCTCGATATCATCGAGAGACGGACTGGAATCAAAGACCCATTGGATGTGAGAAGCCTTGGCCAAATAAGGATCGTAGTAACGCTGGCTTTTATTGATGTTGCTTTCGACAGTCAGTTGTGAGTGACCTGAAAGATGAGCAGCAGTACGTATCATTACTGTTGCTGTGTCTGTATCAGCAGAAAAGAATAACGTTGGAACCTTTGCTTTGATTGCATAGATCAATGCGAACATTGACTTACCAGCATTCGGTGCAGCAGCGACCATACAGACTTGGCCACGACGGAACTTGATAGATTGCTTAACTAGATTTTTCCACACGTCAGGTAGCGGTGTGGCTTTGGTAGTCACACCACCCCAAGCACGGGATAGGTTAAGCACTCTGCTCCTCTTCCAATATTATTCGTCGTTCTCTACGTATCTTCCTGCGGTCACCATCGGTGAGTCCACCCCAGATACCGTGGCGTTCCTTACGGATACCCCACTCAGCACATTCGACAATGTGTTCGCAGCTACGACAGATTGATTTTGCTGATGCAATGCTCAGACGTACGAGCTTGCCTTCGTTTTCCTTGTCAGGAAAGAATAGATCGCCACCTACCTGAGCACATAAAGGAACCTCAAACTCGTGTGGTTCCCGCATTTACTAAGCCCAGATAGTTGCGCACTTATCTGTTGCACCCTTTGGTGCAGCACACATCCAGCCCTTCCAAGGGCCACGAGCAGAAGTACCTGTACGGAAGCTCATCACTCCGTGTGAACAGCTTGGTGCTTGTCCTTCAACAACAGTTGCACCTAGTTGTGATGCAACAGATGCAACAGAAGGTGCAGCAGCACGAGCAGGTGCAGCAGTAGCACCTAGTTCAGATGCAGTTGACTTGATGAGAGTTGCAACCATTCCAAGGTCAGCAAGACCTGTCTCTAGATCCTTTACATCAGTTGCATAAAGGTTGATAAGAGTTCCGTCAGCTAACTTGTAGTTGATTTGGAACTTTGTGTTTTCATTTGCAGCCATTTACTTTCCTCCAGATTGTTTGATTGTTAACCGTAATGAATCTGCACCCTGCTTAGTTGGTACGAAGCCAAGTTTAGCAAGTACTTCTTCTTTGTCTACTGATGTAACTCCAGCCACCTTGTTCCAACGAACTTGGATACCTGTATCTGTAACGCCAGCGATACCTTCAAGAGCAGACTTTAGTGAGTCCTTTTCTTTTGTCAACTCTTTGATTTTCTCATCTAATTGTAAGTATTTCATCGCATTGATTGAGGCATCCTTGTCTTGGATTAACACCTCTTCACTAGCGATACGTTCTTTTTTTAGACCAACGCATCCTAACTGCCCACTTGCGTCATAGAACTTGCAGTAAAACTTGCAGTAGTTTTCTTCTCGCTCTGGTTCTGGTGCTACCTCTGATGCCTTGATACCTTCTAGCCAAGCCAAGGCCTCTAGTGCCATAGCTTCGTTGTAATCTTCTGTGTGAACCTTGATATCTCGCTCATCACCATCACGTGCAATAGCTACCAAAGATACACGCTTTACATCGTAACCATTCTTTGCTAGTAGATAACCATAGGTCTGCACCTGCCAACGTTGTTGTGTTGATGGGAAGTATGAAAGGTTCTTTACCTTACTTGTCTTCCAGTCAATGACATCGCCTGTGCCTGGAACGAAGCAGTCAATGTGTGCTTTCATTCCGTTGTATTCAACTTCTGTTTCAATGAGAACATCTTTGTTATCTGCTAATGCTTCTTCAATGGCAGAGTGGATAGCAGTACCCATAATTGCAGCAAGCTTCATCTCATTGTCATTAGTTTCAGGTTGATCGTTAAGTCTGTACCACACCTTACGACGACAGCCACCTAACTCTGATGGTCCTATCTGTACCTGAGTAGATCTTGAACGCTTAGCATCGCCTGCACGTAGTGCATTGAGTAGCAGTTCCTTTGGATCAGTCGCTGTCATTGTTAGCCTCTTCGTGTAATTTGTAGGCTAATCTGCAAGCCTTCCAACCCATCTCGTAAAAATAGTGTGCAGAATATTCATCTGTCATTGCTATTGATTTGATTTCCATAACTACATCCTTTCCTGGACCACCAACTGTAAGGGCTTACCCGTGTTAGCGTCAAGAACCGAAGCGATTTCAACTGCTTTACGGGCGTGTCTCTTTGCGTAGGCTAGGTCAACATCAGGTTTGATAGCTGAATACAGGTAGCCAAGAGCAAGCTGACCACCACTACCAATGCCATACGTTCCGTGATTGCTTTGGAAAAAAGAGAGATCACAAGCAATACGAAAGATATTACCGTTAAAAGCAATGAGATAATCGAAGCCACCATCTTTATCCACCTTGTTGTAGTCGTAGTTGTTGTCGTTAAATGCTGTGAGAATACTTGGGATAATCTTCTTACCCATAAATTGTGCTGGCTCTTCACCACGATAGAGCGGTGGCTTCCAGTTATAGGCAAGGATGTCACCTGGTCTTGTATCCCCTGAGATTCCAATGAGAAACTTACCCACCTCTAATATCTTTGGAGTAGATGTAGCAAGAGTTACTAGATTATCTTCTGTGATCTGTGAGTCAGCTACAAGAACTGCGTAATCAATTCCTTCTACACCTACGATTGTTGTCATAGACCAAGGCTACCAGCAACGGCGTGTCGTAGGTCACGCGACACCTGCATAGAGTTATCATATTGTATGCGAATCCGCCTACCCAGACTGTCCTTACCTAAGCTCTGGAGTGGCATTCCTAAGCCCTTTGGGACCGATTTGCGGGGTTTAGGACCCATTCACGTATGTACCTGTGGCTCCCAGGTCTTTCAGGTTATGGCAAGCTTTGAGGATTCCGAGATAGTCTGGTGGTTCCTCGATGGAACCTGCGTCAGTTGTGGAAATCTGGTAACAGTTCCCTGCCCTGCCGATAAAATGGCATAAAAAAGAAGCCCCCATCCCCGAAGGGATGAGGGCTATTGCCTCGCAGTTACACTAGATTACTTATCTAGCACCATTCCAAACTCTTCCTCTGTCTTATCAGCCCACTTGATTGCAGGAGCTGCGATAGCTCCAATCAACACTGCATAATGTGGAGCTAGGTCTGTGATGAGTGCGATACCCATTGCA